CGTTTTCCAGCGCGCTTCAGCCATTTTTTTACCGCGTGCAGACGCTGCACAAAAAGCTTTGATGCTGAATGAATTGCTGTGCATAAGCATGTGATGAGTGTGGAATATTTACTTGTTCGGCTCAAAGCAATCGTCCTGCATCGGGACTGCTCCACGGGTGCATTTGCATCCGTCCTTGGAACACCAATAGGAGTAGCCAGAGCTTTGAAGGTGATGGCAGCCGCGACACCCATCGACGCACTCAGGACACGGAGATTCATGCGTCCCCATGAAGATAGCGCGCGATCCCTTGCAAGCCGAACAAAGGCGCGGCAGATCAACCGCTCGTAGTTTATCGTTTGTGTTCTTCATAGTGTGTTCCTCGCGGTGTCTGCGCTTGTGTCGTTCGATTTACGGCAAAGCGGTGTTTTAGCGATGTGCTTCAGTTCCTTTTCTGCGTGCGTCAGTGCCGCCGAGAAATCACCACGGCGGCACGCTGCATGGTTTTCAAGCGAGTGATAAAGCGCCCAAGCCCGATGCCAAAACCGAACAAGCGGCAGCAGGCGACCAGAGCCCGCTGGTGTATTAGTTTGTGGATTCAAGGTTTTCATATAGCGGTCTCAGTCGCCTGAGCCTTGACGTTGGCCTTGTTCTGGCATTTGCAGATTGAGGGCAGTTTCTTGCCTGTCTTGGTGCAGTAGGTTGCAGGGAGCACAGCACCACAAATAGTGCATTGCGTTCGCACCTGCGAAGGCCAACAAAACGATGGAGAGGAACGGCTCATAGCTGGTCTGTAGTGTTTGCGGTTGTCTTACATTCGCCGTCCCTCATCTCATCGTTCGGCTTACAGACATAGAGCAGCTTCGTGGCATACTCTTTATCGAGGCGGGTCGTGAGGTGAGTGCTTCCGCAGTGAGGGCAAAGATAGACGGCGTATCTCTTGCCGTGCTTCTTCGCCATCCTCTCTGCATTGCAGGCGTAGCCTTTGTGTCCGAGCTTGATCTTGTCACGGCACCCGCGCTCAAGACTCGGAAGCCGAACAATGGCACTGCTGCCAACCTTCGGGGCGGATGTGATCGCATCTGGATTCATGGCTTTTTCGCCGCCCCTTCGGTTGGCAGAGTTTGGACGTTCTGCCCAATCATGCGCGCCATCGCTGCCACATCCTCGGGACTCCATACCGCGATTTCAGCACCGCACGCATCGACCACGGCGAGAAGGCCGGTCGGGTATTCTTTGATCAGCTCGCGAAGGACTGGCACTTGTTGGTCTGCGTATTCCGGCAGGCGTTTCTTCACCGGGATTTTACCGGGTTGCAGCACGATAGCCCAATGGGCAGAACAAGCGGATGGAGAGGAACGGCTCATAAGGCTTCTGTTGTGGTTTCGATCTTTTGCGTTTGCCGTCCCTCATTCATACCGTTACCCCTTAAATGTATTCAGCCAAGCTTGATGGGCATCGCGGATTTTTTCACGTTGTTTGGTTTGGCCTGCGGCGAAGATGGCTTCAAGAAGATCGTTCTTGCAGGCGTCGTCTGGCAGGGAAATGACCACGTCTTGAGTGGGGGTCTTGGCCATGTAGATCGAGTAGTCTTTCTGACGTTTGTCAGGGCTGATTAAATCGAAGTTAAAGGCATCCAACAAAATGGAGGTTTCAGCGGAAATCATGAGCGGAGACTTTTGAGGATTCTTTGCCACCAGCGGCCTTCGGGGTTGTCTTGAGTGGATGGCCAGCGCATGTCGCAGCCTTCCCCCAGGAGGTATTCGTGGACATACGACCAGCCGCGTTCTTGTGGTAAATGATAGCGAATGAAGGTTTCATCGTTGAGGCAGGGGCAGGCCCTGGACACGAGCGACACATAGGTGGCACTCAGGCAGGGCCGGGCTATTTTTTTGCGCGTTGAGCATCGTGGGTTTCATGGGGCAGAGCCGTGGCGCGGGTGGCTTGGGCTCGTTGGTAAATCTGATAAAAAAGCTGCATGGCCATGACGCCATCATTGTGATCGATGTGATCAACGGCCCATTCACGAATGCGCATTTCCAAAGCTAAGGCGCGTTCATAAGCGGTGAGCTTGACCCAACGGAAATTTTGATCTTCGCCCAGTTGCTTCATGCCTGGCATGCTGAGCCACTCGACAGGTTCATGACTGAGAAACCAGAGGAGCCGACAAACATCGGGCATCATGGCATTGGGCTCAGACAACAGCTCGTTGATGTCAGGCTCATGCAAGGTCTCGCGATGACGCAGCCAGTCGCCTTCACGATCGATGGCAAAGGGGGCCAGCTGGATGTTTTTCCAAAAAAAAGGCTGGGCGGTGAAGGCGGCATTCACCGAGGAGGTCTTCGTTTCTTCTGGCTCGGTGTCAGGGCAGTCATCCAGCATGATGGGATCCGCCACAGGCCGACCCAGACCGTTTTCCTCAATGGTCAGGTTTTCAGGGGATTCATGGCCATGGGAGCCAGCGGGGGCAGGGGGATTCATCGGAATGATTTCAGAGTTCATGGGATTCTTAAATGACGTTTCACGCGGTCCATGGCGGAGCCTTTGACGTTGGCACTGACGATGCTGGCTCGGCCTGTGCCAGGGGCGCGAATGAGGATGATGGGCTGCCGCTGCTGGAGCATGTCGCCAATGGCATCTTTGTTTTTCAGGCATTGCATCATCCAGAGCAATGGATGATCAGGATCGATCTCGTTCAGGGTTTTGTTTCGGTAAGCGGTGCGCAGGATCTGCGGCAGCTCGGCAGGGGTGAAGAGGGCCTGACCAAACACAAAGAGGGTATTGGGTGCGGTGTCCTCCAGTCGCAGCAATTGAAAGCCAAGCACGGCCAAACAAGCGGCCATTTTCAAATCGCGAGTGCCGAGCAAGCCGGGCAGGGTTTTGTAGCTGATCGGGGCCTCACCTGGCTGCAGCTGCCAGCGGTCGCTTCCCTTCACTTTGACCTGCATGTGAGAGATGCCTTTCTTGCACCACAGTTGCAGAGCTTCGGAAGCCTTGCAGGCTCGCAAGCCATCGAGCACCGGATGCAGGGGATCTTCTGTCTGAAGAGTGCCGTTTTGAACCATGCTCAAAATGAGCTTGGTGTTGTAGCGCGGCAGTTCAGGGTCTGCGCCTGAATCGTGGCCTAACAGGATGGATTGCCAGCGTTTCCCGCTGACCTTGTCCTCGCTGATGTCGAATCGCACATCGACCCCTAGAATGGATAAAGCCGCAGCCAGTTCTAGGCTCGTGGTGCGAGTGTAGGCCGGTGCGGCTGAAGGGCTCTTCATGATGTCAGGTCAGAGGGGTTACGCGGTCACCACAAATGGTGCGTGCGTGATGTTCATGCTGGTCTTGAGATCCTCAGTCATGCTGAGGCTGTCCTCGGCATCGTCGAGCATCATGGTGCCCACGGCTGGGTCCATGCCGCGTTTTTCCACGGCGTAATTGGCCAGGCTAATAACCCGCGTGCCGGGGTGCTGAGTGGCCAGACCTGCCGCCGTGATCACAAAAGCGGTGAAGCTGATGGCGGTCATGGGATTGCGATACTCACGACGAACCAAAGCGCCAAAACGGTTTTTGCGATCGAGAGTCTCGCGGCTCACCTTGATCTTGAAATCTTCGATGTCGAGGTTGGACTCGTCAGCGATGGTGTGAAGCTCGTCAGAAGCTCCGTGGATGATGACTGATGCAGGGGCGGCCATAAGGAGTGGGAATTAAGAGTGGAGGTGGTTAGGCTGGAGTGATGCTGATCGTGTATTCCTGACCCACGACGAACGTGGCAAGCCATTCCGGCGAGCGAACGGAAACGTCGATGTATTGGCCAGACTGGATGTCCTGCAGCCGCACACTGCCTGAAACAGGCGTGGTGTCGTGATGCGTGACAGATTTGCAGCGGCCAGTGAATTCCATGGTGGTCAGGGGTGAGGGTCTTTAGTTAGCAGCACTGGAGATCAGGCCAGGCGCGCGGAAATAAACGGTGGTGCCGCTTTTCACGACGGCCACGGCGTGCAGATACCAGCCTGTGGTCAAATCCGCCGCCGGAGCAATGCCACCGGGAGTGGCAGAGCTGATCAAGATGCCATTGGTCGTGAGACCCGAGGCAGCAATGACCAAAGCCGGATCATGCGAGACGTAAGCGATGCGCTGACCCGAGCTGGCACTATTGACGGCAATGCCTTCGACGACTCGCAGAGCCGTGGCACCATTGGCATCACTGAGCTTGGCTTTGCCAAAACCATTCACATCGAGATCAGCGGCATCCAGATAAATCAGCTGTCCAGCGGCGATGGTGGCACCGGCGGTGGCGTAACGCACCACGGCGTTGTTAGACGGCACGACAGCGGAAGCGGTGATGCTGAGATCAGCGGCGCTGGCAGCGAGGGCAAAACAAAGGGAGAAAAGGCAGAGGAGTGACTTCATACAATGGCTGCAAAGATGTCAATCAGGAGCCAGTTCGTCGGTCATGACATCCATGGCCACATCGGTGATTCTGAATCGAATGGTGGCATTGCCATCCATGCCGAAACTGCTGTCTGAAACGCGCATGAACCGCATTTGCCAGCCGGTCCGTTGGGCTTCGCTCAAGCCATTCAAATACGTCATAAAAGCGGATCGATCGGCCAAGATGTAACGCAGCCCTGCCGCCCAAGTGTTTTCTTGGGTCAGGCTGTGCTTGTCTGACACCTGCAGCTGCACCTGCACGGTCAACCGCATCCGGCGAGCCGTTAGCATCTGGGTATCAGCTGCGACAAAATTCACGCGGGGATAAGTGGCATCTGCCGTTGTGGGTCCTGCCACAAAGGGCAGCACCGACGAGGCCGGCAATGAGAGATCTGACCGGCGCGTTTCCGCATAGGCCAAGAGCAGGGCAGGGAGCAGTGATTCAGTGTTGGGAGGCATGGTGAGTTAAGCGTTGAGATGAGCCTCCAGTTGCTTTTCCAATTGGCGTGCCATGTAAGGCAATTGCCGATCGATGGCGGTAAGGCGGTATTTCAAGACGTAATTGAAACGACGCTGGAGATCGGAGACAAAAGAGCTAGTCATGCCAATGATGACGGTGCGACCCGCACGGCCTTTTTCCTCGCGCACAAATCCGCCTTTGCCTGCATGACGTCTGACCCAAGCAGGCACACCTTTTAACGCACCGTAGCGACCATTGTAAGCTCGTGGCACTGCCGAGGCTAAGAGGCCGACATTTTTCAATTTCCGGCGTCGATAGGCTTTCAATGACGCAGGCGTGGTGATGACAAAACTGGGGTTCTTTCCTTTCACTCGGCCATCGCGGCCACGTCGTTTCAAATGCTCGGCACCACCATCAAAAGCGCGGTGATCTTTGAAGTAACTCGGCAAGGCAGGCACAGCCTTTGCCAGTCGCTCCATGGCAGCGGTATCTTTTCGTTTAAATGCCGCCCAATAGGCTGCCCCAATCCCATGAGCTCCTACAGCAAGGATGGCTTTATAGACTTCACTGGGATTGGCATAGACACGTTTTAAATCTCGATTGACAGCCGTTTCGCCCTGCTTCTTGGCAGCGGTTCCCGACACGCCTTGAGAGTTTGGCGGCAGGATCTGCACGATGCCCGGCACGTTTCCCGAAGAGCTGATGAGCAGCCTGACGTTGTCGTTGAGGAGCTTGTCTTGAGTGGCCTGCGTTTGACCCGGAAACTGTGCCAGGGCACGCATGAGGCGGGAGGTGTCCAAACTGGCAACGATGACATTCATGAGCTTTTCGGAAAATGCAGAGCCGTGATCTGCCAAGCCATTTCCAAAGCATCGTGACCGCTGATGGTTTCGATCTTCCATGTTTTACCCTGAGCCGTGATCTCGGTGCCGATGCTGGGTGCTGTGGCTAACAAGCTTTTCAGAATGGAAACATTCAAACTCTGAACCGAGCGAAAACCCGAGCCATTGTCGGCAGGCAGTTCCGAGACCGCCCCCGCCGTGAGTGCCGCGGTGTAATAGGCCGTGCCGATTCTGACCGACCCCGGAAACAAGGTCTGCAAGGTTTGCTGATGCCGCTGTTTCGCGGCCTGAACGGCGGCGAAGGTCATGGCAGCAGGGATTGATGACGGGTGGCTTTGAGAGCTTCGGAGGACAGCTGAATCAGAGCTTTGACCAGATCGCTATTGGTCACCACTTGATGCACTGGACCAAACCCTTCCACGGCATGAATTTCACCATCACAGTGTTCATTGGCTTCCTGCCGCACCTGAATGATGATGTGGCGATCTTCCGTGGCCAACACAAAACGCCGGATGCCGACATCAGCTTCAGCGGGGCAGGTATCTTCAGTGACAGTGGGCATACCGTGAAGGCCATGTCAAAAAAGAAAGATGCCGCCCCAAACCAAAAGGGCGGCATCCATTTTTTTCGCTTCAACAAACCTGGAGCAACCCAGGAAGGAGTTTAGCCAAGCAACAGGGCGATGTGTGCAGGTTTCATGACTGCAACACCCCAAGCGGCGCGGACATGATAGGTGATCATATCAACACCAGGCCAGGCCACAATTTCAAAAGAAATCCCACTGCGGTCATCAGTGATGATTTCGCGATCAATGGCCAAGTCACCTTTTCCAGGGGAGGCTGGAAGGCGAGTGCCGATCAAGATGGCATCTTGACTGAAAGCAAAGTTGCGAGCCGCCACATTGTTGACCGTGACGGTTGCGTTATCAGCCACAGCTTCCCGAAGACCAGGAGCAGCAATGGTCACGACGTTTGCAGCGAGTGCTGCGCTGACCACATACTTGTGGTTGCCAATGGTGAGAATATCGCCTGCAAGGATTGTGCCTGATCCAGTATCCACCGTGATTGCTGTGGCACCAGCAGACAGCGCACCATTGACCAGATAGCTCGCACCCGAGCCTTTAGCAGGAGAGGCGATCTGAGCAGATTCTTTGAAAGAAATGCCGTGAATGTTGAGCAACTCACCATCACGAAGAGTCATGGAAGAACCAGCTTCATTCGATTTGGTCAATTGGCTAAGGGTGCGCATAGCCGCACCAGCTGTGGTGTCCATCACGCAAGAGCGACCACTGAGAGGTGCGCCATTATCATCAAGGATCTTGCGAATCTGAGCCGCGGCAGCCAGATCAGAAGCAAACGCCGTGGTGCCAGCCGTGCCGTAAGCACGGGAACCAGCGATCCCAGCAGCCAAGCAGACATCCGCTTCCATTTCATTCACAATGGCGCGGATAGCTTCAGCAATTTGTTGCTGCTGAATGGTCAGGAAACCAACGCCTGAATCGGCATTGTATTCCGCTTCACCCGACCAAGAAAAAGGTGCAAAGCGACTTTTCTGAACGGTGAAATCACGGCTGACAATTGTTTGCGTATTGGCACTTGGAAAAGCCATCGCAGGTGTCACATTTCCAACAGAGGTGTTTACTGGGGCAATTGGATTTTTTAAGGTAGCACCCAAAGCACAACGGTCAGCACGAGGATCACGCGTCACAGAAGGAATGGCTCCGACAAGCTCACGGCTGACCACATTCAGAGCAGCATACACATCAGGAATCAATCCTGTGAGCACACTGCAAAGACCAGGCACCGGAGCAATCATGCCAAAAGAGGCCACAGAAAGCAGCGTCGCAAAAACGCCAGCTTGAGCATAATAACCGAGGCCGACCTGGACAACCAAGAAGGCAACACAAGAGAGAAGAAGGAGAGATTTGAGTAATTTCATAAACTGAATTTTTTTAAATGTTGGCTGGTTGGGTTTTTGAGTTAGTCGATCAAGCTGTTGCCAGGAGTGCGGAAGAATTCGTTTCTTTCGCGAGGATTGAGATTTTGAAACTCAGCACGAGTCAGGCTTTTAGGTTTGCCATCATTGCTAGCAGGAGGCACTGGAGCCCCAGCACCGGCGGCACCGGCGGCACCGTTCTTGATGAGGGCGGTGAGGTTGGTCACCTCAGTTTTCAGGCTGGCGGTGGCGTCATCGACCAGCTTTTGGAAATGGGCTTTGGTTTCAGGATCTTCCACGTTCAGCTCCATTTTGGGCGGCGTGGGTTTGTGGGCAGCGATGGCAGCGCAGAGTTGATCTTCGGTCTCGTCGCCTTTAAGCGAGAGGCCGACGAGGGAGGCGAGGGCGAGGATGGCTTTCATGTTTGTAGGAGAGTCAGCGGTGGGCTTCGGGTTTGTTGGCATGTCAAACAAAGCCACTGGCAACGCGGTAAAATTCTTGGCCCAGTTAGGCTGGAATGCTTTGGCCTTGACGCCTGTCACGACTTCATCGGCAAAGCCTGCATCGACGGCTTCCTGACCAAAGAACCAGGTGCCGATGTCAGCCTTCATCAGGTCGCGAATGACGGTTTCATCTTTGCCTGTGCGGCTCATGTAGATATTCACAATGCGATCTTCGAACTGCTTCATGACGGCAGCCGCGGCAGCCACATCATCTGGATTGCCCATCACGCCACCGGAGACGCGATGAATCATCACGCGGCCATTTTCGGCAATGCGGATTTGATCAGCGGCGAGCATGATCACGCTGGCCATGCTGGCAGCAGTGCCGGTGACGTTGGAGGTGACTGGAACACCCAGAGCCTTGATGGCATCGAAGATGGTCAGGCCGTCATCGACCGAGCCGCCAGGGCTATCAATGTTGAGGGTCAGGCTTTTTAAACCGGTGGTCTGCTTCAGCTGATTGACGAAGTCTTTGGAGGTAATCCCCCAAGCTCCGATCTCGTCGAAAATATCAATGACGGCAGAACCTGAATCAGCGGCGTTGGTGATCTTAAACCATTTGGACATGCCGGAGCTGGCATGTCAAAAGAAGGGCTAGACTTTCGGCGGATCGATCTGTTCCAGATCGGTGGCGATGGTCTCAGGGGCCAAGGTGGAAGCGAGGCCGCTCATCGCCTGCAGCTGCATGGGATCAATGGCCAACAAGGTGGCGATGCTGGCAGGCACGGTGACCTGATCCATCGGCAGGCCGGTGGCGATGCTGATGGCAAATTTCACATCGTCGATTTTCTCGGTGATGCGAGCTTTGCGGACCTCGATGCCACTGCCGCCGGTTCGGGCTTCGATGTAATCTTCCATGGTCCCCGCGTTGGCGCGCAGGCGTTCCATGTCAGCGTTATGATTTCTGCCGAGATCCACGGAGGGATCGGGATCCGTGACGAAGTCGATCTCAGACCAATCTTCCACCGTTGCAAACGCAGCCAGGGCACCCCCAGGCATCATGGCATCAGCGATGACCCATTCCCAAGTCCATTGCAGGAACGGATAGAGCATGGCTCGCAGGTTCTCATGAGCGCGGCGAACTTTTTCAATGACGCCACGGAAGGCGGTGCCACCGAGCGAGCCCATGCCAAAGATCCACTCAACGGGATAACCGAGACCAAAGACAAAAGGATGCGTCAGCTCTTCTAAAATTTGTTTGAACGGGATCGCCTCGCCACCTTGGAAAAAGCTCATGGTTTCACCATCGGCCAAAGGAATCATGACGGCACCTTCAGCGATCTCGACAAAGCGTTTACCCGTATCCACTGAGGGCGTGCCTTCCTTCTCAGCCGCCATCACGGCCTGCATGGCGTTGGGGGCTTTGCCATCACGCGTGGTGGTGGCACCCAGCAGAGCTGAGCGAATTTTCGCGGCGTGCTTGCGAATGGCTTTGAGATCCAAGACATCGAGCAAATCTTCGTTGGACCGGAAGATGAACGGGATACCGTGATATTGGTTAAACCGAACATTTTCTTTCAAGTGAAACACATTGGCGGCACTTAAGGCCAATGTCTGAGGCACGGCTCCGTTGACGTTGTCACCGGTGATGACTCGGAGAGTGGTAAGCTGGTCCAGCGCGTTGTATTGCAGGCCGTCAATCCAGCGTGAATCTTTCTGCTCGGTGCGACTCAAGCCAAGCGAAGTGAGCTGATCACGCAGCAAAGTTTGCAATTGCAAACGGCGGCGGGATTTGTCCGACAAAGACCAAGCCATGGTGATCGGTGACGAGTCACTGACCTTTTGCACAAAAGCCTCGCCATCGCCAATGATGGCCGAAAGCCAACGGGCCTGCAGCTCGTAAAAGGTGCCTTCTTTGCGGAGATCGACGGCGCGCGAGTCTGCCCACATTTTATAGTAGCGAGTGGCGGCGGCTTTGAACTCAGGATTGCTGGAGGTGGACTTGAGACCAATGCCTTTTCCGATGGCTTCTTTCGGCAATGAGTGAACGCAATACCCAAGCACGGGGATTTTTTCTTGCAGGAAGCGGCTGATCTGAACTCGGTCACGCGACTTTGAAAGCTGCTCCAATTGTTTCGATGACCACGGCTGATACGTTGGCAAGCTGCGATACGTGCCTGTGCTGGTGGGCAAAGCAGCATTGGTGATGCCGGAGCCGGATGATACCGACTTCACAGATTTTTTAACAGGCGTTTTTTTAAACATGGCGCAGGATTAACCAAGAGTGGTGAAAGGAGTGCCGGTGAATCGAATTCCAAAGGGCTTGGCAAATTGAGAGGCGACACTGCCAGCGATGTTGGCTTCGACTTCTTCGATGGCTTTTCGCAAAGCGTTCCGGCGTTCCTCAGGATTGCTGGCTCGAAACTGAGCCGCGTGTGAACTGCCTACATACGAGGTATTGGTGACCTCAGCCCCGCTGCGGTCATTGGCCTCGATCAGATACTGATCACTGAGCCATGACTTTTGATTCTCCATGCTCGCCGGATACAACATGCGCGCATGGAAAAGGTAATCGCTCGAAAGATCAGAAATGGAGACGGCAGCCACGGTGGTGGCTGGGTGTCAATACTCACATGAAGCCGGGCACGGTTCGAGCAATCCACAAGCCCATCAGAGCCAGCTTTGAGCAGTCGCCAAAATGGTCCCCTGGGACTTTTTTCCACTGATTGGTGGACTTGTCTTTCATCTGCCCTGCATGGCCCAAGATGACATCGGCATCAGCATCGCTCGGCAAATGAAAGCCAGGCGTGGTGTGGCGTGAAATGCGCGCTCCATAAAGCTCGTCTTTAGCCTGAAGGTCGGAATAGGTGTAGAGCTTTAATTGGGGCCGAGAGGCGGCACGGGTTTCATTGATGGCGCCGTGTTTGGCGTCTGATCCTTTGGTGGGCCAATAAAAACCACCGGAGGCCTGACAAATATCATACTGGGTTTCGGTCAAGTAACCAGAGTCGATGTAACCGACCTGTGGCACGATCTTTTCTCCCGTGCCTGGCAAAGTGTAAATTCGATGCTTGAGAAACTCGGCTGAGATGAGTTCACGCGAAGAAAGCAGGGTGCCCCAGTCGATCACAAACATGCTGCCGTCGTTGTTGATTGCCGTGACTTCCCAGTGAGTCAGACGCTCCCCAGGGTCAGCGGTGATCATGAGCAGCTTCGGCTTGAACGGCAAAGCTCCCCGCCCGTAATATGGGCTGATGCATTGCTTCACCGTTTCCTCTTTGACATTGTAAGCCAGATCGCTCCAGCAGTTTGCCAGCCATGAGTTGGCGTGGTTTTGATGATTGGCAAACAGGTCGCTGGGTTTGATGCGGTTCCATGCGACATCGCCGAAGGTCAGGGCCGGTGAGTAAAAGCTAGGAAGCCTGAACGAGCGGTTTCGATCACTGGCGCTTGGGTTGAGATCAATCTTCTCGACATCGTCGAGCATGTTCAATCGGCTGTCCTCAGGAATCGGGAAAGCACAGGCGGGGCAGATGTAACGAATGGTTTCACGGACTTTTTGCTCGATCCACAAACCGCGTGAATCTTTGGCGTCTGGAGACCAGACTAGGGACCGATAATCAGGGGCGACCTTTTCATAACCTGGGTGACGGTCGTCATGCGTTTTATCCGGCCAATCTTCGAACGGGAAACGGTGCTGGCAGTTCGGGCA